TTTGCTCACCCTAATCAAGTATTTAACTTTGAACAATTACATTTACAAGGTGGCATGGTAGAAGAAAAACAATCTTGGTTAGATGCTTTTCAAAGAAAATTTAAGGATAAAGAAAAAATATATTTTAAAAAGCTTATAAAAAGCGAAGTTAATTTAGATATCAAAGCACGAATTATTATAGATACAATACATCAAGTAAAAGGGGGAGAGGCTGATAATGTTGTAATATCAGCAAAGTGTAATTTTCCTTCACACTATGATAGAAAAAATTTAGTGGAGAGAATTAAAGAATTAAGAGTTTGGTACACCGGTGTTACAAGAAGTATAAACACATTACACCTGCTTGGCACATATCACAAATATCATTTTCCCTTGAGTAAATATTATAAATTGTATAAAAGTAACTATGCCTAAGAAACAAATCGGTGGATCTCATTACAAATCTTTTGTCATAGAACCTTGGACATTTATACAAGAAAATGAACTCAATCCTTTTCAGGCCAATGTAATAAGATATACGTGCAGATACAAAAACAAAGGCGGAATACAAGATCTACAAAAAATAATTCATTATTGTGAAATGGAGATAGATTTTATGAAGAAAAAAGCAAAACAAAAAGAACGAGAGTTGGTATCACAGAGCGAGGTAGAAGAACTTGCTGCTGAGATAGCACAAATGCAAGACGCATGAGTCATCAATTAAATTTTATATACAATGACAGTGATTGGGTGGCTCCATCAGAATACCCTGATTTGAGAGGCGCAGATGAAGTTGCAATAGATTTAGAAACTAAAGATCCTAATCTTAAAACAAAAGGGTCTGGATGGGCTACTTTTGATGGTGGTATTGTTGGTTTTGCCGTAGCTGCATTAGGTCAGCAATGGTATTTTCCGATACAACATGATGCTGGTGGTAATATGGATTTAGCAGTAACGACTGCATTCATGGTGGATCTACTTAAAAGACCTAGCACAAAAATATTTCACAACGCCTCTTACGATGTTGGTTGGTTACTTGCGAACGGCTTTGAAATTAATGGTAAGATTGTAGATACTATGGTAGCTGCAGCTTTAATTGATGAAAACAGATGGAGTTTTTCTTTAAATGCATGTGCGAAAGATTACCTTGGTGAAATTAAAAACGAAACATTTCTAAAAGAGAAAGCTAAAGAGTGGGGCATAGATCCTAAACAAGACTTATGGAAAATGCCTGCAGGATATGTAGGTTTTTATGCAGAGCAAGATGCTGCGCTTACTTTAAAATTATGGCAAAGATTTAAATCAGAGATACAACAACAATCTATTAATGATGTTTGGGAGATGGAGATGGAGCTACTGCCCATATTAATAAAAATGAGGCAAACAGGTATTAGAGTGGATGAGAGCAAAGCTGCTTTATTAAAAAAAGAATTTAGATCAAAAGAAAAACAAGTTTTACAAAAAATAAAAAAAGAGACTACATTGGATGTAGATATTTGGGCTGCAAGAAGCGTAGCACAAGTATTTGATAGACTTGGAGTAGAATATCCTAGAACTGCAAAATCTAATGAACCATCTTTTACAACTAATTGGTTGCAGAATTGTGAACACCCAATTGCTAGTTTAATAAGAGAAGCCAGAGAGATTAATAAATTTCATTCAACATTTATTGATTCCATACAAAGGTATGTACACAAAGGTAGAATACATGCAGAGATTAATCAATTAAGATCAGATCAAGGTGGAACTGTGTCAGGCAGGTTATCTTATGCTAATCCTAATCTTCAACAAATACCAGCTAGAAACAAAGAGTATGGTAACAAAATAAGGTCTCTATTTCTTCCAGAGGACGGCAGACAATGGGGTTCATTTGATTATTCACAACAGGAGCCACGTCTTGTAGCACACTACTCAGCGTCTATTGGAGAGCGTTTAGATGGATCTGAAGAGTTTATTCAAGCGTATGCAGATGAATCAGCAGACTTTCATCAAATTGTAGCTGATATGGCTGGTATATCTAGAACACAGGCTAAAACAATTAATCTTGGTCTTTTCTATGGAATGGGTAAAGCCAAGTTATCTAAAGAACTAGGTATTGATAAAGATAAAGCAGAGGTCCTTTTAAATAAATATAATTCTAGAGTGCCTTTTGTAAAAAAATTAGCAAGTGCTGTAACTCAATCAGCAAGTAAGTTTGGTTTCATAAGAACTATCAAAGGTCGTAAATGTAGGTTTGACAAGTGGGAACCCGCTACGTTTGGTATGAACCAAGCTATGGATTATAATGAGGCTAAAGCTAATTATGGAAATAACATAAGAAGAGCTTTTACATATAAAGCTTTGAACAGATTAATACAGGGTTCAGCTGCAGATCAAGCAAAACAAGCTATGATCGATTGCTATAAAGCTGGTCATCTACCATTGTTACAAATACATGATGAATTATGTTTTAGTGTTGGTAATGAAAAAGATATTAATGAAATAAAAAATAAAATGGAAAACGCTGTAGAAAACTTAAAGGTGCCTTTTAAATGTGACGTAGCTTTAGGTAAGTCTTGGGGAGAAGCTAAAGATGAGTAATGAATATAATAGTGGTGGTGCTTACAAAGCTATGTTAAAATTATTTAGGGAAGCTAAATTAGAAATGGAAAAAGAAAAATATATACCGAAACCTGAACATCAGTGTCTTAGATGCCAAGATCTTAGAGAAGTTTGGGTATGGAAAGATACAAGTGAAACAGAAAAGATTAGAGTTGACTGCCCAATGTGCAGTCCACAACGGCCACCGCAAGAACTTAGAGAACTAGGTATTATTTAAGTTTAGGTTTTTGTTTTGGTAATAGGCTTTGTTCTTTTATACTTCTTCCACTTACAATTGAATGTTTTGAGTCCTGTTTCAGTAAGAATTTTAATAATGTGGCCTCGCTCGGTTGATTCAACGTAATACCTAATATAGTTAGGAATATCACAATAAGAGTCTCCTTTTTTTAAAGTCATAGATAGCCTGTCTTATAAATGATTTTTTTATAGGTTGCTAGTTTTTTTACTAGCTGTTTTTTAAAAGACCCTCTGATGCATCAATAACGCTTTGTTCATTGATTCTTTTTTTTAGGTCTTTGATTCTTATATCGATCCACTTCATATCAGTAGTTACTCTACCCTGTTGTAACGCCTGACTTGCCCACTTGGACTCCAACTGAAGCTTTTCCGATATTAGCATTTGTAGTGCCATTTTTTAGCTCCTCATATGTGATAAAGATTCTGCTTTTATTATAGAAATCTTCATCTTGTGCTTTGATTTCACCATTGGTCAGTTTTTTCTCGAACTGTCGTAAAGCCAAAACATCGTTGTCAGCCTCAATTATCCCATCATAATACTTTCCTTCTGATCGTATCTGAATTCGATAACTGTTCATAAGAGATTATATAACAAATTGTGGCAATAATACAACCCTATGCATCGGAGATGGCTTGACAAGTATATTTAGTAGCTAACCTATTTTTATTTACTACATCTAGTGGGACTGCGTTTATAAGTAATTCTGATTCATCTAAAGCTTTTATTACGCAATCATGCCAATTATCAAAGGTTTTTGGATACTCTACAGGGGGTGAACAGGTAAAGTCTAAAAAAGAACAAACGTATAGTGTTAGTACAAATTTCAATTAATCTCCCATTAAGTCCTTGCATTTAATATCTGTTTTGGTATAAGAACTGTTAATTAATAGGAGTATAACATGGAAGACAATGACAAGAAACCAAGCACGCTTCAAAAGGTGGTAGAAAACTTAACGCACCCTACCTCAAATATCAGAGAAGTGGATTTTAAAAAAGGTCCAGATGATATCGTGCAAACTTTAGGTGCAGAGACCGATGCAATCTTAATTACATATGAGAGAAAAGCAGGTGAGTTAAAACTTTTTCATAATGGGGTCGAAATAGATAAAGCTGTTTTTGCTAAAGTATTAAAAGCAGAGACAAGTTTTTATGCTTTGTTTGATTTCATACAAGAGAAGTTTAAATCATGGAGGGACGCATGGGTGAATTAAGACTAAAAAGCTCATCAAAAGCTTTTGCAAAATTTGTAAAAGATATGGATGAGATACTATCTAAGGTGCATACACATGATAGAGAAGGTAACAAATGTGATTGTACATCAGCAAGTTTTGTAGATAGCAGAGATAGGCTTGTTAATATTGAGCTTGATTTCAAAGATGGCCACCCAGCAAAAATACTTAATCTTTGGGTAGCTGCAGACTTTGTTCAAGATGAGATAGATAGTATCGAGGACAAAAACGAAAAGAGGGATCAATGAAATATTTAGGAAGATTATTATTGTTATTAGCAATATTAATAATACCTCCTAAGATTTTATTCTTAATCATAGGAGTACTAGCCTATACAATTTATAACTCATAGGAGAATAAATGAAGTTAATAACAACACTAGCACTGTTTTTATTTCTAACGGGTTGTGGTTACACAATGAAGTTAGGTAAAAAATGTACACCAGGACATGACGAGTGGTCATATGTTTGGTTTATAGAAAAGGACGGTAACAATGTCAGCAGAGAAAACTGTAACAAGTAGAGATTGGCGAGAGCGAAGAATCTCAGCTATCAATAGACAAATCGATAAATTTAACGGTACTAGATCTGTAGCCGAGTACTATGCAGATGAGCACCTACAAATTTGTCAAAGCAAATGTAAAACTAAAGCGGAGTATAAAAAATGGATACGAGAAAATGGAAAAGCGTAGCTGTAGATATAGATAACTATAAAATCATTACAGCTATGGGTGAGAAAGGTTTTAGAAGACCAGGAGCTATGATAGCTAAACTTGTAGATTCTGAACTTAAAACCATCGCAAGAAAGACAGGTAAATCAGTTGATAAACTTAGAGCTGATCTACTTATACAAGGAGGGAGAAAACTCAATGGACGATAGTAGTGGAAAAACTACAAAGAAAGAAAAGATAGTTATTGAGATTGACGAGTCTACTAGAGGTAAGACCCATGCTATGGCGATAGAACTAGCGCTTACATTAAGCAAACAGTTAGAACCATGGAAAAGGCACGTAAAAGGGCTCAGGATTAAAAAAAATAATAAACTTATTAAAAAAGTTTCTTAGTAGTGAAAGTTTTGGTAGCTTGTGAGTATTCAGGAATTGTAAGACAAGCTTTTGCTAAAAGAGGTCATGATGCTTGGAGTTGCGATATTATTCCAACCGAGCAAAAGGGCAATCACATACAAGATGATGTGTTAAATCATTTACATAAGAATTGGGATTTGGTTATAGCACATCCACCTTGTACTTATTTATCTAACGCTGGTGCAAGACATTTATATCCTAAAGGTATTTTAAATAAAACTAGATATAAAAAAGGCTTGGAAGCAAAAAAATTTTTTATGTGTTTTTTACATTTAGATTGTAAAGTTGCTGTAGAAAACCCGATACCATCAAAGGTATTTAAATTACCACCTTATAATCAAATCATACAACCATTTGAACACGGTCATGCTTTTCAGAAGAAAACATGTTTGTGGTTAAAAGGATTACCTAAATTAATCCCTACTAAAATAGTAGAGAATAGAGAAAGCACTAAGATTCCTGGTAATTGGTATAATAAAGGTGGTAAAGAAAGACAGAAGAATCGAGCTAGATTTTTTAAAGGTGTAGCAGAAGCCATGGCAGCTCAGTGGGGCTAACCTAGATATAGTATCTAAATTAAAAAAAACACTTGATCTTGTGTCTACCATTTGTTACAGATCACCTGTATTCCTCATAACCTAATGAAAAGTAGAGGTTTCAATCTACTTATATTACCGAACAGCGAACAACCTTTTTTATTAACTTAAAAGGAGATTGTTTTGGCAGAAGTAAAGCGAAAGCCATTAGAAGACGTATTAGATCAGGGGTTAGATAAGTTAGTGATGATAAGTCCTAATAAAAAAACCTATGATGAAATTACTTCAATAATGTTTCAGCTTTATAATGGTAATGATTACGGTATGGGGAACTTTAGCTTACAGTTTTTAAGTAAAATTGATCGAGCTTGGCGAAAAGGACGAAAACAAACTGCGAAGAAGTTGGGATTGTCTTTAGTTAAGAATGTGTAGCCACCAGTTTCCATATCCATATCATTGTCTTTCCAAAACTGGTGGTTATGCAGATGGCTATAATAGATAAAATTTATACAGGCACTGAAGTTGAAGATATGTCTGGTCTAGACAGAACCTATTTCATTAACGACATTTATAACGATTACAAGATGTGTAAAGATCTCCGTCAGGAAAAAATGGAGGCTTTTTATCTTGAGTTACTCATTAAACTTATTAAAGATTATGGGAACTAATATTGCTACAGAAATATTAAAAACTCCTTCTTCTTCTGAACATAGACTATATCAAGCTATTGTTGTTCAAGCTTTTGAAGATTGCTTATATACCCTAGGTGGTAAGAATGAAGCTTATAATAAAAAAGAGGCCCATGAGTGGTTTATGGGTAATGGTAAGGATTTTAGACAGATCTGTGATTTGGCTAATTTAGACCCTGATCATGTTCATTCTAGGTATAAATGGTGTTTAAACAATAAGGTGATTGTATTTACTGAGATTCAATGCTATTGGATCGAGTATAAAAACGAATATAAAAGATATCGAGGTGTAGATACGAAAGAGGAAAGACGAACGATTAAAGAAAGAATTGATCAGATTCGTTTTAAATTGAAATTAAAGGATAAGAAAAAGAAATGAAAGAATTAGTCATTGGCCTATTGATATTAGTATCCAGCGATAAAATTGAAACTAAACATATAACTATTTACGAATCTTGTTATACGTGGTATCAGAAGAACGTGGAAATGACAGAGAGAAAGACTACATTTTTTAGCCGAAGATCTTATCATTTGTACGAGGGCCAACGAGTCGTTGGCTATATTTGTAGTGATAAGGAACCTAAATGAGTATTAGAAAAAAAATTTGTGCAAAATTAAGATTAAACTGGATTAGAACTTTGTATATAGGTTTGGCGTTTGTCTGGTCTTTTTTGATTTATGTCCCCTTTAAATAAAATTAACATAGCAGCTCTGAACTGGGAGAGAACTAGAGATCCTAAATATAAAAAGGAATGGTACGAATTAATAAAGAAATGGTCTGAAACTATCCGAAAAAAACCCACGCAAATATCAGACTACAAGTGGCCGTTGTTAAAATAAAAAAAGTAAAATCATCGAACTGCATAATGTGAACTAGAGATAGGGCAACATGTAATAACCTTTTCTTAGGGGAAAAGATGTCGAGAGAGCATGCTACCCTATCGACCTTAGTTATGTCATTGTTCCTCCGATCTGTCTACAATATATATGAAAAACGGATAACGGACAACGAAAAAAGGGCGCTTCAGTCTCCCTCCACGCCCTAAAAGATAACAAGAAATGATGTTATATAACGTGCAGATTGTATAGTATTCGTCCGCTTAAATCAACGAATTCGTCCATCTAGACCAAAGAATATATAGCAACACACGGGCGTTGCTACCAACGTCTAGGCGTTGCTATTAAAAAATATACTATATAGATATTCTAGACCCCCTTGCATTATTTTTAAACAGAGGTCAAAAGTGGTGTATCTGGTGTATCTGATGATTATTATTATTATATATCAACACTTTTAATCGATTTTAAGGTGTATCCGTAGGTGTATCCGTGGTGTATCTGGATACACCACAATATCAATATTTCCTTGCGTAGTGCAAAAATGTAGATTTGGGTAATCTAGTCGGGGGTTAAAATAATCTATATAATAGAATTTGATGGGTGGTAAAACTTAGGACATCGCTGAAGATGATTTTAATAACACCCATCCCCAAATTATGGCAATAGTTATTAAAGGTATAAAATTACTGACAAAAAAAGGTGCTGAAAGACTAGCATTGAAAGGTAAGCGTAAGCTTATTAACCCAACAAAAAGGGCTGCGAATAAGAGAAGAGCTAAACAAAAGGCCTATGAACAAAGAAGGTCTCCATTAAAATACAATATTCATGCTGGTGGTGGTAAAGGCCCTGTACCAATTAAAAAACAATCACCAATTAAATCAACTTTAAGTGGTCGAATTTACTCAAGTATAAAAAAAGGTCCTGGATCAAATTTTAGATTAGATCCTACGACTGGATCTGCAGTTGCAGAATTTCAATCAAGAGTAAGAGATTTAATAGGTTTAGATCAAATAAGTGTAAGAGCAGCACACAGAGCAACACATATAGCTAGAGAAAGAAGAAAAAATAGGTTAAAGAAGAAATAATGGCAGCTAAATATTTTTTTGGAATAGCATACAAATATGGAAGACCTGTAGTGCAGGGAGCTTCAAAAAAGTTTCAAAAACTTTTTGAAAAAGAATATAATGAAGATAGAGCTGCAGGCCTAAGCTCATCATCAGCCTTCAAATCAGCAGCAGATAAGATAAATAAAAAATTAAAAGAGTTTCCAAAGAAAGATAAATAATGGCATTAAAATCAAAAGAGTTAAGAACAATTGATGATTTAACTCCTAAGCAAAAGAAGTTTGTTGATATACTTGTAGCTAATTGGGGAGAAATAACAAAAGCTGAAGCTTGTAAAAGAGCTGGATACGAGGCTAAGAACGATAAAAATTTTTCCGATATTGGTAGCAGGCTTACATTACGAAGACATAATCCACACGTAGTTAAATATTTAGACCAACAGCTTGAAAAAGCTAAAGCTAAATATGAGAAAGATAGATTACGTAGATACAAAAGATTAGAAAAATATGCAGATGCTGCTTATTCTGATAAGCAATATGCATCAGCTATTAATGCTGAATTTAGATCAGGACAGTTAGCTGGTTTATATGTAGATAAAAAAGAAGTCAAAGTATCAGGATTGGAGGGTATGTCACGTGCAGAGCTTGAGAAGAAACTTACAGAGCTTTCAAACAAGATCGATGGATTCAATGCCAAAACGATCGAAGTTGAGCCAGAGACAAAAGAAATATCTCAAAAGTAATAATTGGACATCTTTCATTACTGTTTTTAATGAGATCCATAATGCAGATCTTAATATCAACTTAGGTAAAATAAATGTTAAAACGGAAAAAAAGTAAATATAAACAAGCTCTCGTTGGTAATAAGAAGTATTATTACTATAGAATTTATTGGCTTGACCCGTGCGGGGACGCTGGGCACAGAGATGCTGATGAAGTTAAAAAATTAAAACCTGCTAAAATGATTACACATGCCTTTATCTTTGATAAAGATAAGAAATATGTTTGGACATTTGCTAGTTACGACAGTGAAGCTGCTGTTTTCTCCGACTGCAATGTGTTGTTAAGATCAAGCGTTACCAAACTTGAAAGAGTGTTAAACCGATCTGAATAAAGTATGAAAAAGCGGGAGTCAAAGCTTTGGCAAAGGATTAAAAAAAATATAACAAAACCACATTTAATACGCGTAGAATCTAATACTATTAACGGTATTCCTGACATAAATGGTTGTTGGAATGGTAAAGAATTTTGGTTAGAACTTAAATCGGATAAAGTTGGATATCCAAAGCTATCTAAATGGCAAATTGCTTGGATTAATAAACGAATCAAACACGGTGGCATAGTTATCATCTGCGATGAGACCCTCTTGGAGAGAAAGTTGAAACTTTACAGACCGTTGTCCGCGATTACTGATGCTCGGTCACTGAAACCTCGGTGCTCGTTCTCGTTTCCTGTTAAATGGCCCGCGGTGCAGCGTGCCTTCTGGGATCTGCTGCAGCTTCCTGTCAAAGCTCGTTCTCGTTCTCGTGACAATGAACAACGAATCGGTGAGGAAATAGAAAGGCATCTGGGCAGCGTAACTTCCCAGGACTTGGAAGAGGCATAGTTCTCGTGTATTCTCGTTCTCGGGGGCCAACTTTTCTATCATTGTTTTCCGTTGAGCCCCCTTCCCGTACGCTGCACGCTTCTGGGAGAAGCTCGTTCTCGTTCACGGAATCTCGTTCTCGTTGCAAACAACCATTATAGTTTGGCCGCGCAGCAGTCCTTCCCATCTGGGATCCTGTGGTACGCTGGGTAGCTCGTTCTCGTTTAAGCGAAAGGAGTATGGTAATGAGCAACTACATTAGTAGCATCTAAGCCGCTTCCCGCAGCGTGGATAATTTCATGAACTTTCTTCTTGACTTTGATCCCATCTGGTCTTATGTATACGTTAACCCTGAAGGCAATCAATCTTTTAGATTCGATCCGATTCAGAGTTATTACGCGGGCCGCTGGTCTACTGAATGTGTAATCAGGTGCACCGTCCAGCGGTCCGTTAACAGGAAACAGAAAAGGACAAACAATGAAAACACATATAATCAAAGATGACGGCACGGTTACCGTGGTAGAAGGAAAAATAGAAGATCTAGATGCAATGCAAAAGCTCGTAAAAGGACCTATCGAAATAGTAAACGCAAGCATGCCTGTAGCATCGAAGGAGCTGCCAGGCGGCAAAGATCTCAAAGAGATGGTGGTGAATGAGGAGGGACTCTTCAATAACTCGTTCCAAACGAATCACAAAGCTAGGAAACTTATAGCCCAAGGGCTGGGCGTGCAGCTCGATGCTATTCAGGACATTCGTGGAGATGTCTTCGTTACTGACGGATGGAGAATAGCGTGACCTCTCTCGTACTAATCCTCGCCCTGCTCTGGCCTCGGCTAACCATGCCAGTGCTGGGGCTCCTGGTACTGACTGTGGTGGCAGCGTGGTGAAGCTCTCGCTCGTTCTCGTTAGTTTGCGCTTGTTTAGAACTATTCTAAAGTATGGTGGCCGCCCGCAGCACGCTGGGTAAATTTTTATTTGACTTTGGTATGGGATATGATAAGACAAAGGAAAGATAACAAAGGAGAACTATGGGACTAGACCAATATGCTCATCTAAGAAACAGAAAGATAGATTGGGCGAAGTACTATGACGGAGACGAAGAAGAACAAAGAGACGTTTTCGTTTGGAGAAAACACGCAAGACTTCAAACATTTATGAATAAGATGTTTGAAAAGCAGAACCAAGAACAACTAAAGAAAGAACAGGAAAAGGATAAGGATAAAGAGTTTAACCCTTTTGATATGTCTCATTTAGGTATGAACGGATATGATGAAGTTTATATTACTGAAGATGTCGTTAAGGATTTAGAAAAGGAAGTTAAATCTAATTTCTATAACTCGTTCACGCCTGACGGATTTTTCTGGGGACAACAATTTCAAGAAGAGGCAGTTAAAGAATACAAATCGCAAGACTTGAAGTTCTTGGACTTTTGTAAGAAAGCTATTAAAGATGGTAAAACTGTCGTTTATACTTGCTCGTGGTGATGGGTGCATTATTTATATATCTCTCGCCCTTGTGGGTTATCTACATCTTACTTCTGTTTGATATTGTAAGTTTATCAAATGTTTTAAATTTGTTTTAACTTTGTTCTGCAAACGACCCATTATGGACACTTATCAACTGTGTGTTCATTATGGGTTTTTAGTGTTGATTATAATGTGGGATATGATAAGACAGGCTATTACTAACACTAACAAAGGAAAACAATGAGTAATGCAGTAAGAAAACTGAAAGCAGATGAGAAAAAAGTCATCTTGGCTTATGCAGTTAATAAGTTGCAACTTAATCGTTTATCTAAAGAGTTAGATACAATGAAACAAAACGTGGTTAATGTTTTTGAAAGAACAAAACAAAACCTTGTTATTGTTCAAGACGATAATGGTTGTAGTTTTGGAGTGCAGAAAATCAGACGTAAAAGAAAAAAGTTTGAGACTGCTAACTTCAAAATAAAACATAATGATTTATTCAATCAATTTTGTACTGAGATTGAATATAATGAGTTCAAAGCTATTGGTGATAATAATGACAAATAGTTTGATGAACATATCTAAAGTATTAGCCGAGCAATCGGCTAATACTCAGCTAACTGACAATATTAAGTTAGAGCCTGACGCAGTTAGCAAATTAAATTATGAAGTTATGTATAAAATGTTAGAGGGCGAGGTTGAGAAATTAATCTTGGAAAATCAAGGCAACCCTTTAATTGATAACTTTAAAACTAGGATTGTAAGGAAGTTCAGTTATTTAATTGAGAAATTAAGTAGCTAACTACAACCAACACCGATAGCCCATAAGGGCTATCGGTTTTCTCTCATAGAAGGCTCAACAAAACCAACAACCTGCTTTTCTTAATTTTTTTACGCGACCCGCGTTGATATACAAGGTACTTGTATATTACAAGAGTTTATAGCAAGTCGAATAGAAGTAGTGTATGCTGAAACGATATGATATAAGGGGACCCAAGAAAACAAAATATTGAGATGAGCAAATTAGATCAATTAACAGATGATGAATTAAGAACCTTAATTCTAAAGAAACAGATCGAATATATAAAATTATGTCAGGATAACTTTTTATTATTTGTAAAAGCTATGTGGCCTGATTTTATATGTAGGCAAACAGAGGACCCAGAAAACTGGGGGCACCATCAAATCATTGCAAATGAGTTTCAAGATATAGCTTCAAAACAATCTAAACGACTCATTGTGAATATGCCACCAAGGCATACTAAGTCAGAGTTCGCATCTTTTTTGTTTCCTGCTTGGATGATCGGTAAGAATCCTAAGATGAAACTCATGCAAGTATCTCACAACGCTGAACTTGCTTCGCGATTCGGTAGCAAAGTTAGAAACTTAATGGAGACCGAAGACTACAAAAACATCTTTGGAGATGTTAGTCTTAGAGAAGATAGTAAGGCTAAAGGCCGTTGGGAGACCAATCATGGTGGAGAATATTTTGCAGCGGGGGTAGGCGGTTCAATCACAGGACGAGGGGCGGATCTCCTTATTATCGATGACCCACATACTGAACAAGACTCAATGTCTGACTCTGCTATGGAAAGAGCATATGAATGGTATTCATCAGGACCAAGACAACGTTTACAACCTGGTGGTTCGATAGTCGTTGTTATGACAAGATGGGCAACAGATGATTTAACAGGAAGGCTCATCAAAGCACAATCCGAACCTAAATCAGATTCATGGCGCGTTGTAAATTTTCCAGCAATACTTCCTTCAGGTAATCCTGTATGGCCTGAATACTGGCCACTTGAAGAATTAGAAAAAGTTAAAGCATCGGTGACAACGAAAAACTGGAATGCACAATACATGCAAGATCCAACTTCAGAGGAAGGTGCAATTATTAAAAGAGATTGGTGGCAACCTTGGAACGAAGAACGAATACCTGTACTTAAACATGTTATCCAAAGTTATGATACAGCTTACTCAAAAAAAGAAACTGCAGACTATTCAGCTATTACAACGTGGGGTATTTTTCAACCTGCAGAGGGTTATGAAGATTGTATTATTTTACTAGATGCTATTAAAGGGAGGTTCGATTTTCCAGATCTTAAAAATTTAGCCCTAGAGCAATATCAATACTGGCAACCTGAAACAACTATTATTGAAGCTAAAGCTTCAGGACAACCACTAATCCATGAACTAAGAAGATCAGGTATACCTGTTATAGATTATGTTCCAGCAAAGGGTAGAGATAAATTCACTAGAATTAACTCTGTAGCACCTGTATTTGAGTCAGGTATGGTATATGCCCCTACAGATGAGAAATTTGCCCAAGAAGTTATTGAAGAAGTTGCTGCTTTTCCTAATGGACAATTCGATGACTATGTTGACTCTATGACCCAAGCAGTGATAAGATTCAGACAAGGTGGATTTGTTACAACATATTCTGATGCAATAGACGAACCTAATTTTAAAATAGAAAAGGATTATAGATACTATGGATAAAAAATTTAAAAATAAATCTACTGTAGACCCTCGTAAGGGTAAAAAAGACCCTTTAGCAGATTATAAAGCTCAAGAGAGAAGAAAGAAAAAAATTAAAGAGCAAGGTTCATTTAAAATGGGTGGTAAAATAATGAAAGCCAATACAGGTAGAATGGCTTTAGATCCTACTCAACCTGCAAAAAGAAAAAGTCTAAGAGAAAAAATAGATTTAGAGAGATTCAAAATAGAGAAAAGAAAAAAGAAAAAACCAGGTTTACCTGTAGGTGGAAAATTAAAAAAACCTAAACCAGGTACTTATGATTATCAACTTCAAGAAACAATGAAACCAAGTTACAAAGGCATAAAAGGTATGCGTACTGGTGGTATTTGTAGAGGTATGGGTGCAGCTTTAAGAGGCGGAGATTTTAAAGGAGTTAAGTAATGAAACTATCTGATGCAAAGAGAAAAGAAATAGCTCGAAGAAAAATTGAGCAAAGAATGCGAAGAAGAGCAGGAAGAAGAATAGGACCTGAATCTGAAAGTTTAAGAGAAAAAGATAGAGGTATTTCTGCTATGGGTGGTTACTTAACAGGTGGTCAAGCTAAATTAGATAAGAATAAAAATAATAGAATAGACGCAGAAGATTTTAAAATTTTAAGAGGTGAGAAAAAGAAACCTGGTAAAATGATGAAAGCTAAACGAGGCACAATCATTAAACCAAAAGGACCTGGTGTAATAAGACCAATGCCTAAAGATAGATACGGTCAACCATTTAAACCAAAACCTATCAAACCAAAGAAAAAAATGGGTGGCGGAATGATGATGCAAAGACCTATGGGTTACAATAAAGGTGGTCCATTTTCTAGCTTAGAAGAAAT